GTGAAATCGGGGTTATCGATTGTCTCGACCTCAAGCGATAAGGTATATTGCATCTTGGTTTGTGTCAGAGTATTCTCTGACACATTCTCTTGAAGGACCTCGTTGTCCTTCTTCATCAAGATTGAGAGTGGTGTCGTTACCGCCTTGCCGTCATATACTGCATATTCCAACACCTTGTTTTCGTACCAGTTAAGCAGCTTTTCTGCCTTGTTGTTCACAACGACCATCTTCACAGCCTCGTTATTAGCCACTGCCATAAAGTCGTAGCCTACTGGAGTAGTTTGAACGGTGTTATCCTCATTCGATAGCCAAGCAGAGAGATGGAAGAGACCCGTCTTATTCGTAAATGGCACGGTGTAAGCGACTGGCGATGATGTGTAAGTAGCTGTGCCAAACTGGCGTTCGTAAGTCTGCTCGTAGCCTTCACCCGTAATCTTCACATGCAGCGTCTTGCTGATATTGCCACTAATGTAACACGGAAGCACGATGTCGCCTTGGTATGCCTTCCACCAATTGAACTCGGATATTGAGAGGAAGAGGGCAGAAAGCGTAACAGAATAGACGAGTGCAGGGGAGGTTTGCCCCGTTACCTCGCCCGTAATCTTCACCATGATGTTATTCTGTCCACTCTCCAGGAAGCGGAATACGTCAACTGTGGTTACGGTGTTAGACTGGCAGCGTCCACGAGCCTTCGAAATGAAAGTACCGTCTCCAGCTTTTGCGAATATCTCGTATGTGCCCCATTCACCCGTATCCTGATACTCTGTCTGCCCCACGTCTTTCGTCCGCGATATGAACATGAAGCGAATGGGGCACTCGCCTGCCGACTTCGAAGCAGAGAGCGTAGTGGACTCCGACTGGTTATTAGCACGAAGGTAATACAGAATAGACTGCTGCTGTCCACCACCTTGCCCGATGCCGAGTTCGGAGAGTTTCATCGGCACCCACTGATCTCCACTCCAGACGAGCACACAAGTCTCCGAGGTGAGATCATCAGCTTCACTGTTTACGTTCTGCAACTGACCGAGCGTCGGGCGGTTCTTCACCACGACCTGCTTGATGCGTTCTTCAGACGTATTCTGCGCGTCAATCAGCTCGTTCACCTTCTCGGGTAGTTTATTGAACTCGTCAGCCGTCAGCCGACCACCTGTCTGTTTAAGCTCTAAGTATAACTTATCTATCGCCATATTATGATAGTTTGAATGGGAATGTGTATGTAAATGCGTTGTTGCCTTCTATCTCCACGCCATGTGCAAGAGATAGTGCGTGGCAGATGATGTCCTGAAGCAGCTTGGGATGAGCTGGCGCAAAGCCCTGCCCCGTAGCATCCTCTATGCCACGGACAGAAGCCTGCGCGAAACGACCATCAGTCGTACGGCTCTCTGTGAGATGTAGCTTGATGTACTTCATTAAAGTCTTCTATACTTTTTCAGCAGCCAAACAACGATATATCCAATAACACCCAGCAGAACTGTTGACATTGCACCGATTGTCCATCCACCGACATCCATCTTGATCTTCTGCCATCGGGACAACTTTTTCTCTACGGGCACGGGGACTTCAATGCGTTCTTTCCTTGTTGCTCGCAAACTGTCGTTACTTGCCTTATAGTGTTCAATCTGGCGTTGCAGCGAAAGGTTGTCTTCGGTAGCGTGCCAGCGGTCACGATAGCGAATTATCAACTTTTCTTTGATGTTGCCTTGCTCGTCCTTGATGATTACCACGCTGTCATGGATAGCAACACTGTCACGAACATTTATCACCTGTCGAATGACAAGGCTATCCTTGATGTGTACACTATCTTTCCTCGCCATATAGACCGTATCAGTGTGTACGCTCTGCAAAGGAACATACGTACGGTGCGAGCAGCTTGTGAAGCAAAGTGCCGTCAGTGCAAGCAAGGAGATGATGATTAACATTGAGTACACGTAGTACTTAATTTCCTTATCTTCCATATCGATTATACATTTAAAGTGAAACACTGCCTACGCTGCCGTCCATCGGCACGCTTGTAAGCCACGTGCACCCATCTGGCAGTCTTCGACTTCTCAATAATAATCTGATCATACGCATAGCCCATGTGGGAAAACTCAGTAGTAAAGAAATTCTCAAACTCCTTCTGCTTACCATTGACAGGCTGCAAGTCGGCAGCATAACCACAGACGTGTGCCGAGTTCTTCACGCCACCCACTGCCTTGTTCAGTTCCGCCGAGCGATAGCCACTTGAGATGCGAATGGAGGGGTCTCCGAAATTGTGAACTTCGCAATACTCTTCCCACTCCGCCCGAATACTCTCCAGCAGCGTGATCGTCTCCGTCAGGTGCACCCTCACGACAGGGGAAGGATCATTGTTTATCTTTAACCTCTCAGCTGTGTGGGATTGTATCATCTCCGCAATTGTGAAATGTGCCATACTATTCTTCTATTTTTTGTTTTACTTTTTTCTCTTCACCAATGTAGTCTGCTACATACTGAATGACCTTCTTTGCATCTCTATCCGAAGCAGCACTTACGACTGATTGAATGATGCGCTGCATATCAGCAGCTGTACTCTTTCTCTCTCTTGCATGTTCAATGAGACTTTTTGTTTCAATAATGAGCAAGGCAGCAGAGAAAAGCAATGTACAGATAGGGAAAGTTTTTACTCCTATCACAGAACAAGAGGTAAAAATCACGGCATCGATAATCAAGGCGATAAGGAGAAATCGCCAATACTCACCTATCTTACCAAGCGTCTTGCGCATAAGGTGCGAAGTTAAAGGTTTCTTCAATTTGTTTTGAGTGTAAACTCTGTCCCATAGGTCAATGAAGGCTGCACTAACGACTAATGCCCACATAACAACACACGTTATAAGATGTGTAGCTACAGAGTGAATAAACTCAGGTGTAAGCTGTAATTCAATTATATCCATACGAACACCTCCTTTACAATAAGAAAAGAAAAACACCCACAATCGCACCAAGCATACCTGCACATACGGCGAGCCAATCGAACTGCTCCTTTTTGTAGTAGTAATCGACACTCTCTTTTCCTGTCATGACGAAGAATGCTGGTACCAATGCGAAGATTAAGTATGCATTAATAGCATGTAAGGCTTTGCATACAATCATCGAAACGACAAGACCAGCAAACATGTGCAGATATTTATCGCTACCAATGGCTGCAAGTCGTCCAAAAATCCTGTAAACACAATCTAAAAACTTTTTCATACTCTTTTATTTTAAGTTAATTACCAGTCAAAATCAATACCAGCCGTATAGAATACGCCTGCACCAAGTTTATCAATACTCTTCTCTGGAGTTAGCCAAAGTGGATTTACGTACATATATTCAAACACATATCCACCTTCAAACTTGCGAAGTTCTCGATGGTCGTAAATGTGCACATGTTGCCCATCATTGCCATTAATAACCATCCACTGCTTACCGATACCCATACCAGTGAATCTATACAAGCAATCTCTCGTGCAATTGAAGATGACAACATCAATAGGTGCTCCAGAAGGAAGTTCTGATTGTTTAGCGCGTTCCCTATTAAAAGAGTCCGGATAAAGTTCATTTATCTTTGGATTATCATAATCTACAACATCCCCATTACCCCCAAAGCTTCCTGTTACTCCGGGACTATACAACGGAATTGAATAAATTACTTCCCCTTTGTCGGTGGTTACTTTCTCAAGTTTTATTTTTACACCGGGTGTATCTTCATGTCCTCCATGATGCACAAACATCATATCGTCTTTAATCACTGCGCATGTCCGTGAGTAATGCCCGAACTGACCTCTGCACCATATATCAGAGGCATAATATCTTAATGACCGATTGCGCCCATTGACATTCTTACCACCTTGAGATGAAATGTCGCCTTCAAAAACCATTTGTCCTTGAGGGTTAAAAAGCAAAGTCGCAACTACATTACCGTCATAGTCAACACAATTCAGTTGGGTAAACGAGCCACTTGCACCTATGAGTTCACCCCCGAATTTACTTCTACCAGTAACAGTAATATTCCGAAAAGTAGCTCCTTCCGCATCGATAGTCTGAGCCTTGATACCTTTAGCTACTATATCCTTTGCATCAATAAAAACAGCATTAAGTTTTTCACCATTAGTGAAGAATGGAACTTTTCCCGTTGTCGTTTTTACCTTGAAACGGTCTGCAACAATATCAAAGGTACTGTTCTCACCATCCAAGTGCATACCCACAGTTTCAAGACCTGTTCGCAAGTCTTTCACAACGGCAGAGATAGACTTGCCACCGACATAAAACTCCGCTTCAAACTGTTTTGTGGTGTAATGCTGCGCTGGGCTCCAATCCTCAATATCGAAAGGCTCGCCAGTCGCTTTCGAGCGAACGCAAACAAGCAAATCATTGTTATACTTATCTTTGTAAGTAGCGTTGCTCCACTGGTCGCCCTTATCGTATGGAGGAGCAGGAATTTCTCGCACGAACACTCTACGCTTACCATCAGCCGTGTCTTGTGCGTGCTTAGCTGCTTCAAGCGACTTCAACACGTCAGCGTCTGTGATTTCGTGCCATGAATACGTATTGTCAGGATTCTTCTCAAATGAATACGCCCTGCCGCCACCTGTCTGTGCATAGCTACGATTATAGTAGATGTCATGCACGTGCAATTCCTTAGTAGTATCGTCTGCCCACTCGTTAGCAGGTTCTGTAGTGATAGATGGAACGGCATCACCAAACCAAATCACCAGCTGCTTATCCGCCTGCTGCTGCACTGCATTGATACGTCCCTGCATAGAATCTAAGAAGTCCTGCAAACGGATATATTCACCACGATTAGCAGGGTCCTCAACCTGTATCTCGAAGTTCTGCTTGTCGAATAAGAAGATAGGGTTAGGAAGGATAAAACTATTGACGCCCTTTATAATCTTAAAGTAAGGCGCACCTTCACCAGCAGCCGACTGAATGATAGCACTCTGCCTATCCTTATATGTGAGGTTACCTAACTGCACAACCTCGTCACCCACTTGAGGAGTATCGCTCCCACTTGCGTAGTCATCCACATTCGTATTGTCAGCGATATCGACATAATCCGTACCCACGCTCGTAACCCTGCGGTGCCAGTAATGATTCGCTGCCTGCCCGTTATTGTCAACGAGGTTGAACGTCTCGCACAACGCCAAATCATCCACACGCATAGAGTTATAAACCCTGCGCCCCTCGGCATCCTGCTGTCGGAAGTAACAACGCCAAGCACCATTAATCTTCTCTATTCGTGAGATAACAAAGCCACCAGCAGAGATTACCACCTTGCCTTTAATGTGAGAGGTTTTCATCACTTCCACCTCTTCTGCTGTCAGCTTCTTGCGTGCGTGAATATAATCAGTGTCGATATGCCAACTTCCTTGTTCGTCGCGATAAATGCCAGCACCACGAAGATCTTTCTCAAAGTCATCGCCAAAGTGAACGCCATTAAGAAAAGTAAGTATAGAAGAAATCCTATCATCAATATCCTTACGGACATATCGAGCATCAGAATTACCAAAAAGATAGTCAGGCGTAACCACGTCGACACGAGAGTTTTTGGGAGTTTCATCATTAGCTATACCCGTCAAAGTTTCTCCACCGAGAATAAGGTTCTTCACGGTCGCATACTTAGCCTCGATATTATCGAACGTGGCACGAACAATAGCCTTCAAGAACGTTACCGTATCATCAACAGCATTATAGATCCACCAAGTATTATCACCGCCAGCAGCGATAGCTTCGTCAGAAGCCAATTTACCAGTATCAACGCGTTGTGTCCACGTTCTGTTTTGCAACACACCGCCAACAACCGATGGACTGATAACACCACCGAGGA